GAGCGGCACGAGATCGTCGTTGAAATACACCTCCTCGATTTCCTCAATCTCGTGGCCGGCCAGAGCAATCACGATGTGCAAATACTCGTTTTTGCTTCCGGTCGTGGACATATAAACCACGGTGCCCGATGCGCGGCAGCGACCATAAACAAGCGTGCGCGCAGCGATTGGCGAACGCACCATTTGCGAGCGCTGCGAAAGCGATGAATCCGCAAAACTTGGAGGCTTTGGCGCGAGTAATTTCGACGCGGCCATTGATGCCGCTGTGACTGCGATATATTGAACGGTCGTCACCACCCATGCCGCAACGCTTGTGACGTAAGGAATCGAAAGAATAATTGAGGCAATTACTGCTTGTGGCATGATTAGATTTTCCAGAAGCGCGTTTCCACGCCATCGTTTAAGTTAGCAAATTGAAGTCCATCCTTGCCGACAAACGCTGCCGCTGAACCAAGCATGATTCCCATCGTGTCGCCGTTGCCGCAGTCGCGCACCGCAATGTCACCGCGCGCCGCGAATCCTTGGCCGATTGGCTTGAAGCCCAAAGGCTCCATGTGCGTCTCAATAGTTCCAATCAGTCCTCCGTGTTTTTCCAGCACGCGCACGCCAGAAAGCGCGCGGTCATAAGTGCCGCGCAAGGTCGCCGCTGGGTCGAGTCCGGTGCAAAGCTGAATCCAATCGGCACCAAATAGGCAGCAATCGTTCACGCCCCAAGCGAAAGGCTCGTTGCGTTTGCGGTCGATGTAGGCGGCGAGAGCTTCCGGCCAGTTGGCGCAGCGTGTCGGCATGGTTAATCGTAAGTTGTCGGGCCGTAATTGCCGCCACCGCTATCATCGACCGGAGCTGAAAACTTCGCGTTGCCCCAATAGATTTCCTTTTCTTGGATTGAGTTCACGAACTCCAAACCCTTGTCGCCCGAGTAAAGGTTTTTCTGCTCCTCGTCCGTGTATCTCACTTCGCGCGGACGCCGAAAATCCACGAGCTTGTTTTCGGCAGTCATGCCAATGGTCGCGTTCTGTCCATCGTCGTTGATCGACATGACGTCCATGCGACCGGAGAAGATCGTGATTGGAGTCGAGACAAGCGCGCCGCTGGAATCGAGTGCGCCAAACATTATCGAGCACGCCTTGCCTTGATAGTTCTCGCTGAGTGCGACGGCGATCAAAGCGGTCGGCACTCCTGAGAGTTGCATCGTAATACCGCGCGCAGCGAGGTCGGTCGTCTCCTCGACTGGAGAGATCGTGCCGAGCGTGCCAATTCCGAGATAGCCGGTGCCAGCGTAGGTGATCGTGCCGTAACCACTCCAAAGATTCACCGGAGCTTGAAAAGCAAGCGACGCGAGAATGATCGGAGAGAGTTGCGACGCGCTGACCTGCGTCGTCATGTCGTTACTGAGAGAGCGACCTGCGGTGGTTATGCTCATTGCGCGACGTCCTCCATCACGTTGAACGACACGCCGTAAAACTTGGCGGTGTCGATGCTCCATTGCGTCGAAGGCTCGGCGAGGCGGAACACGCCTCTTGCCGCTCGAAAAGGCGATACGGCTGGGCTGTAAATAATTGAAGTGCCGCCAGCGTAAGACGAGCGCAAGACTGGAAACACGTCCACGGATGACGACGAGTTTACCTGCACTATCTTGTAAAGCGAGGTGCCAATTTCAATCCAGTCGCCCGCAGCAAAGGTGGTTCCACCTGTCGCACCGCTAAAGGTTAGCGTCGTGCCATTAGCCGTAGCCGATGACACGGTAAGCGTGCCAGTCACGGTGCCGCGTGGCGTCGGGTTGGCGAAGTCTTGAAAGTAGAACGTGCCGCGCTGCGCCATGAGCAGAAACGATACGACCTGTTCCGCAGCCGTGCGCGTCATTGGCGGGCAATCCACGGTGCCAATCCAGCCTTGGCCTTGCCAGTTGTATTGCTGCACCTGCATCGTGAACGGCGAGACGTTGCGCGAGACTGCGCTGAGTCCGGTCAAGGACAGGCGCGAGGCTTCAAGCGCAGCAGGCGGCGTGAGTGGATAGGAGATAGCCATGAGGATTAGGCGAAGGCTGAACGATACGCGCCACCACGTCGAACCATATCAGGAATCTCGGCTTTAAGGCGGCGACGTTCTTGCTCCAAGATCGGCGCGAGTTCGCTGCGCGTAACGCCTGCGGCGATGTTGTAGTTGATGTTGATCGAGGAACCGGATGAGCCGCCACCTTGGTTCATGTTGGAGTTGGAAACGATAGAGCCGCTGGCGTGTGGCACGAATAGTTCTGGGCCGCGCTCGCCGACAATGTAAGGACTGTTGGCGGAAACTGGGCCACCACTAGCACGCATACCGAGCGCAGTATTGATTGCTCCTCCAATTCCTTTTGCAAGAGGCGCAGTAATTACGTTTTGAAAAACAAGACGAACAAGATCGCGCCCGATCTGTTTAAGCACTTCGCTAAATTTTTCACCTGCCAAAATGGCATCTTCAAAACCAGATGCAATAATTTCACCCGCATCGCGTCCAATCTTTCCTTGTTCCTTTAATAGCGGGTTTAATTTTCCAGCAACAGCTGCGGCTTCTTTATATAATTCAACTAAATGCTGTTGAGTTTCCTCAACTGGGCCACCAGCTTCTTCATAAGCAATCAAAGCATATTTTGCTGCACCAATTTCATAAGTTAATTTACTGTATCTATCACTTAAATTTAGAATTGTTTCTGACACGCTTAATGAGTCTTTATTGGCTTGCGGCAAACTATTAACAAATTCTTTTTCAGCATCAACAAGTTCTTTTGTAAGAGCTACATTTGTTGATTTAATTGAATTTTCAAGTTTTTGAATTTCAATCATTTTCTTCAATTGTTCAACTGGTTTAGTTGAACCAATCGCCTCGAGTTCTTCGTTTAATGTGATGATTCTATTTCTTGCTTCAGTTGCAAGAACGCCTTGGCTTTTGCCCATGCTGTTTAGTTCAGTCTGTAATTCAGCAAAAGAAGTTCCAAGATCATCAATTTCTTTTTTCTGCCTTGTTGTACGTAATGCAGTTAATCGTTCTTCAATTTTAGATGGGTCTAATACACCAACTACATTTGCCATTTCAATTCCAAGTTTAGCTAAAGCTATTGGAATTTGTATTAAAAGTTTTAGAATTCCATCAAATACGGCTTCCATTTCCATGGCCGCACGAACATCTTTTTCCGAGAATCCAAGTTCGTCTTGTTTATCAATTACATTGTCTAGCTGAGTATTGATCGCCTTCAACGCACTACCAAACACATTTGCACCAAAAGCAAACTTAAGCGTCTTGGAAATTGTGACAGCAGTATTGTTCAGCCTTCCAAACGAATTTTGTATACTGGCAAACGCCTGCCTTGTTGCATCGACCGCTCTAAGTGTAAATGTGCCTTCAGCTGCCATGTTGTTTTCTTAGTCGATTTTGGTGGTTGATATAAACAAGCCAGCCTTTCATTTCTTCGGCTGGCATTGCGAGGACTTCGTGAGCAAATTTGCCGAGACGCTCTGCGATGGCATAGACGGCGAGGAGGTCGGCTCCTTCATCGCCGCCGATTAGTTTTTTAAGTCATCAAACTTAGGAGAGCTGTCGGCAAGAATCTCGTTGGCGACTCGACCAAGGACATTGCTGTCGGCCTTGTTGAGCAATGTTGGTTTATGCTCGATGGTGAACAACTTCTTGCCGCTCTCGTCCATGGCTTTCATAATCAGAATGTCCACGAGCAAATCCATATCATTGTTCTGAGACTTTTTGTAAACTCGGTTCTTCTCGGCCAAGGTCATTGGCGTGGAGAAGATCACGAGTTTCCATTCAGGAACTTCGATGCGTTTAGTGCCGAGGTTGTTGAAGTGTTCGCGGACGAGGTCAATGGCTTCCATGTGTGTTTTGTTTTGTGTTTTTTCCTAGCGTTAAACGGTCAGGGTCGAGAGCGCGCCGTTGCCCTCGAAGGCAATCGAGCCTTCGACAAGACCATCGAACGAAGCCGAAACGTCGAACTTCGTGACGATAGCCGAGCCGCTGTAATAAACGTCCGAGGACGTAGCGCCTTCTGGATAAAGATTCAGCGTCACGGTCGAGCCGATGGTGATCAGAAGTTGGCCGGAGTCGGCTTCGTCCCAGTAGAGATCGCCGGATGCGCTCCAAGTTTTCATTGAGCCTTGACGCGTGCGGTAGACGTCGCCAATCACGCTGTCCTCGACGGTGTCGGAGGAGTGTGAGAGCGAGTAGTTGCGGAGTTCGCCGATGGTGGTGGACGAGATTTTGATAAGGCCCTCGCGGCCAAGGTGGTTTGCCATGTTAGTCGTTGGTTAGATAGATGCAGTTGAAAGTGTGACGAGCCGTTCCCCAGCGAACTTCCTCGTCGGGTTCGATCACATATTCCACATTCGTCAAATGCGTATCTCGGCAAGCAC